CCTCTACTGGTGCTGCTACGTTTTTATCTTCTGTAACGGCTCAAAATGATGGTGCTTTTTATAGACTTAAAAGAACATCTGGAACTGACCTTGGATACATTACTGATTCTACAACTTGGGGTGCATCTGGAACTGATTTTGCAATAGGTGCTTCATCTGCTAATATGGTATTTTACACTAATAATAGTGTTGCAGAACGTATGCGTATCACAAGCGGTGGTAACGTTGGAATCGGAACGAGTAATCCAATCAGGTTATTAAGTTTAGGTTCTTCTTTTGGGCCATCTGGTGGTTTGTCTACAAACATAAAGTTAGCGGTTTATGATAACGGAACTTCTGGAGATACATACGGATTAGGAATAAGTGGTGGAATGTTTGAAATACAATCTGCAGAAAATATTGGATTTTATACTGGTGCTGGTACAACTCGTACCGAACGAATGAGAATCGCCTCTAACGGGAATGTCGGTATTGGACAAACTCCTAATGCTGATTGTAGATTTAATGTAAGAGGTGTTGATAGTAGCGGAAGCAATATTGCATTATATGTTAGCAATAGTAGTGTTCAAAATTTATTTTATGTTAGAAATGATGGATTAATAATGACTGGAACTGCTGGAGCAAGTCCATATAATAACACCACCGCCGTTGCTGCAAATGTGCAAGTAGATGCAAATGGTTTTTTAGCTCGTTCAACATCTTCATTAAAATATAAAACTGATGTTAGTAATTATGACAAAGGACTTGATATAGTAAATCAATTAAGACCTGTTTATTATAAAGGGATTAATGATGGGAATAAGGTTTTTGCAGGTTTAATAGCAGAAGAAGTACACGAATTAGGATTAACCGAATTTGTACAATATGCAGAAGATGGTAGTCCAGATGCATTGGCTTATCAAAATATGGTTGCTTTATTAGTAAAAGCAGTACAAGAACTAACACAAAAAGTAAACGAATTAGAAAGTAAAATAAAATAATATGAAATACTGGTTTATTAATCAAATGGCTTGTGTACCTAAAGATGGGGAATTAACTGACTTTGTAATTACTGTTGATTGGTCAAGAATTGCAAAAGAAACAATTAATGAAAAGGAATACTCTTATTATGTTTATGGCAGTCAATCATTCTCAAAGGATGATGTTGCTAACTTTATCCCTTACATGGACTTAACCTATGACATCGTTTGTTCTTGGCTTGATGCTGGTCTTGATGTTCCAGCTTTAGACCTTAATTTAGACCAACAAATAGAGAATCAAGTTAATCCACCTATTGTGGTACTTCCGCTACCTTTTACTAATCCATAGGAAAATTAAAGTATTTAACTATATTTGTATATAAAATTAAAACTATGATACAATTAACGACAGAACAAATCAAAGAATTAGAAGCCTATTTAATGGAGATTCCAGCAAAATTTGCTAATCCAATTTTAGGTTATTTGGGCAAAATTGCACAAGAACAAAATCCACCACAAGAATCAACTGAAGCGTAATGGTACATAATAGCAATCAATCGGACTTATTAACTATTGTTAGCGGAACATCCGCATTTATTAGTGTTGCAAATGTGCAACCCATAGTTTCACTTATAGCGAGTTTGATTGCTATTGTTTCTGGTATTTTAGCTGCAAGATATTACATTAAAGCTACCAAAAGATTCAAGTAATGAAAGAGATAGTAATCGTTCTATTAACGGCGGTTCTAATCTTTTTTATCGCAAGTGAGGCACGATACACCAAAAGTGAACCTGTAATCATAACTGACACAGTTTACCAACAGAAAACTTTTACTAAGTTTATAAAGGGAAATTCTATCCCTTTTGTAGTTTTAGACACAATTTACATAGTTGAAACGGACACAATTACAATCGTTAAGGATTATAACCAAGTAAAGGTTTATTCCGATACTATGCGCATAGATTCTTTAGGATACGCATACATACAAGACACAATCAGTCAAAACAAGATACAAGGCAGAGGTTTTAGTGCCAATTTTAACCTTCCTACGATAACAATTACCAAACTAATAGAGCCAAAGTCAAAGAACCAACTTTATTTGGGATTTATAGGCGATTTAAAGCACTCAAACGGACAAATTGGGATAGGAGGTTCAATTGCTCTTAAAACGGCTAAAAACACCTTATATACGGCAACGGCAACAATGAACGGATATTCTTTTGGATACTATAAAAAGTTTTAATATGAAAAAGTTTATAATTTCAATGTTTAGTGATGAAGTTGGTGCTATGAGCCATAAAAGGATTTTAGCTTTTATTGGTGCTATTTGTTTATATACAACTTTTGTAATTACTAAAAGCGACCATTTAGGCGATTTAGTTTTTTATATGAGTATGGCATTTGCAGGTTTAACAACTATTGATAAATTTAGTAAATAATGGAAAACAACGAAAAAAGAGCATTTGCAATTGGTTTTGTATTGTGGGTAATTGGATTAGTTTACTTTATAAATCAAGTGTTATGATTAGTAAATCTGCAATAGACCTTATAATAAAGCACGAAGTGGGCGGTCGTGATGTATATACTCGTAGGTATCAAAAACCAATATGGGCTGGTGGGGATAGTGGAATTACTATTGGGATAGGTGCTGATTTAGGCTATATGAAGGAAAAAGAATTTTTAGCCGTATGGAGTCCAAATCTTAATCTTAATTTTATTAATGCATTAAGACCAGTTGTTGGATTAAAAGGTCAACAAGCCAAGTTAATGTTAAGAGGTGAGATTTTAAATGTTAAAGTGCCTTTCAATGTAGCATACGAAGTATTTATAAATTATGACATTCCTAAATATTATAAGTTGACTAAAGCCATTTATCCAGAACTTGACACCTTAAACGAGGACACAAGAGGTGCGTTGGTTTCAATGATCTATAACAGGGGAAACAAGTTAGATGGCGATAGGCGCAAGGAAATGAGGGCAATAGTTAATCTTGTGGCAAAAGCTGATTACGAGGGGATAGCTGACCAAATAGAAAGGTCTAAAAGACTTTGGGAAAATGTTGGATTGGATGGACTTGTAAAAAGAAGGGAGGAGGAAGCAGATTTGATTCTAAACTCACTAACCTAAAATAAACCTATGGCAACAACAAAAAAAGGCGGAAGCAAAACCACAATGAGTGGTCAAATAGTCTTGGACTATTTAGCTAAATATCCTCAATGGATGCCTTCTAATACTTTAGCTTCTTTGATTATGAAGGAGCAATCAGCACACTTTGACAATCAAGAAAATGTACGTTATTTGGTACGTTATTATAGGGGTAAGACAGGTGAAAGCAAAAGTGTAAAAGGAACTAACAAACAATTTATAGAAGATTTTAAACGTACTGCTTCAAACTTTGCTCAGCCACCTACTTGGGTAGAAGAAAAGGTTGTTTATTGTTTGCCGATAGGAATTAAGAAGATGGGTTTTATAAGTGATCTACAAGTTCCATTTCACGACCCTAAAGCTATTGAGGTTTGCTTTAAATACTTACAGGAACAAAAGATTGATTCATTATTTATCAATGGTGATTTGGTTGACTTTTACCAATTAAGCGATTTCCAGAAAGACCCAAGAGTTAGAAAGTTTGATGAGGAACACGAGGCTATAATTGAGATGCTTGGATTTATAAGAGCATCATTTCCTTTGATACCGATTTACTACAACTTAGATGCGAATCACGAATTTCGTTATGAAAGGTATATGAGAACCAAAGCACCAGAGTTATTAGGGTTAAGTGGTAAGTTTGACATTGAGGAAATTTTAATGCTAAATACTTTTAACATTATTCCGATTAAAAACATAGATCACGTTAAGTTCGGCAAATTACCTATCATTCACGGCGATACTACATTTAGAAGGGGAAGCGGTGTAAATCCAGCAAAGACTTTATACGATAGGGTTAAGCAGTCGGCAATTGCTTCGCACGTTCATCAGGTGCAATCTTACACAACAAAGAATCAATTTGATGAGGAAGTCTTTACTTGCTGGACCACTGGACATTTGATGCATCCTAACGTGGAATATTGTAAGCACGTTGATAATTACTCACAAGGATTTGCTATATTAGAAAAAGATGTTGAAGGTTACTATTCGGTACAAAATAAAAGAATCTATAAAAACAAAATTTTCTAATATGAGATACCCTAAAAACTTTGCAAAATTGACACCAATACAACAAGAGCAATGGTTAGTTACTAAACTAATTGAACTGCACAACTTAGAGCAAGAGATCAAATTAACCTTAGGCAAAATAAGAGGTGGTGAGAAACTTATATTTAAAGAAATAGACAGACCAGATTTAGCTTTAATGAAAGATGAAGATTAAGATCATATATAAAAAGTTAGGTAGGGAACAGGCTCACGGCATTGCTGAAAGTGATGGTGTAGTTTATATTGACTCACGGCTAAAGGGGAAAAAATTGCTTGAGATACTTCTACACGAGCTGATGCACCTTCAAAATCCATTAGATGATGAAGAAACGATTATTGAGAAAAGTGTAACTTTATGTAAGATTCTCTGGAAAGAAGGTTACAGGAGAGTTGATAATTCTAACGATACACCATTACAAGATGGTTCTAAATAGTTGTTCGTTCATAGTTCCTCACCCCTAAAAAGGTGGGGTTTTTTATATATATTTGCAGTTCATATTGGAGAATTTAGGTTTAAGCCACCCTTTTAGTCTTATTAGGGTGGTTTTTATGTGTCATAAAACGCACTATTTGACACATATTTGTTGCATATAAGTCAAATTATACCATTTACCCTTATTATTTGCCGTTCATCACATTTATTTAAAATAATTGGCTTGTTTGATAAAGTTATAAGGTTTTACCCTATCTTTGAATCCTAAACCAAAAACAACCAATATGAACAGACTAAAAACTCCACAAGAGAAAGCAAAAGAACGCTACAAAGCTGAAAGCATCAAACCACTTTACGCATTTATTATTGTATGCGTGGCATTTTTAATTACCGCAATCCTTCAAAACATTTAACTATGAAAACACCAATGCAATTACTATTAGAGTACATTAAAACTGCTCACACCTTTACATTCCTTCCGGAACAATTAGCTAAAACTATTGAAGAAAAGTATTTGCCAATGGAAAAAGCTGATCTAAGAAATGCGTTTGACAATGGCGAAATTAACGTATGGAACGGCAAAAGAGATGAATCTTTTGAATTTGAAGGTGGTATGGACTATTATAACAAAACCTATAAAAACTAAATTATGAACGCAATAGAAACATTTATTTATACATTAGAAACTCAATTAAAAACAATGCCAGATGGATACACAAAGCAAACAGTTGTAGCTTGTAAAGAACTTGCAGAAGGCATAAAAGAAATTTATGAAAACCCTAATAACAACATTAGTAACGAATCAAATCAAGACTAACCTACAAACCGAAGCCGACAATAAAGGCATAACATTAAGTAAGTTAGTTTATAAAATCCTAAAACAATATGAGCAAACTAATCTATCAAGAGAAACAACTAAAGTTGCACAAAAGAGCAACAATCCTACTGGAACTGCTAAAACAAGCACAGGGAAGGCAAAATCTATTTGAGGCTGATCTTGCTGAATGGAGGCGAGGCTTGGATGACACAAGGACAATGATTAGCGAGGAAGATTTACTAATCAAGATTGCAAGGATGAATGACATCCAGCGCAGAATCCTTAAAAGCTACCATTACTTGATTCTGGACCTTTATACCTTAACCGAAGACTTTATGTTACCAATAAACCTTTTACACTTTTAATATGAATCCAAAAGAAACCGCAGAATACTTAATAGCCAAATTTAATTTTATACCAATTAATAATGGATATTCTTACAATGATTTACTTGAAATTAGAAAACAATGTGCTTTGGTATGTGCTTATGAAGTACAAGGTGAATATCAAATAGAACACGATCCTATAAAATATTTACTTTGGGAAAAAATAATAAAAGAAATAAAAGCATTATGAAAGAAGTCCACAAGACATATATGGCAGAACTTGAAATTGAGGTTTTGCGAGATAAGAACAAAGAACTAAAAAAAGAAATAAACAGGTTAAAAGACCTATTAGATCAACATTTAAACATAAAAACAACAAGAATGGACAAAGAACAACAAAAAGAGTATGCTATTGAAATAGCCGAAAAAGTATGTAATTACTATCAAATTAAATATGGACAAATGATGTCCAAATATAGAGGCGAGGAAGTTACTTTGGCAAGGCAGATGACTATGTACTTAACTAAGGAAAAAACCGAATTAAATGGAGAGGAAATAGCACAAATCTTCAATAGGGATAGGACAACAGTTTTGCACTCAATCCAAAAGATTAGGGGTCAATTGTCAAACAAGTTTGATGATACCATAAAAAAGGATGTTTTCAACTTAAATGTGCTTATTTAATTAGGTTATTAACACTAAAAGTATTAATTTTAAACTCTAAAACCAACCAATATGAACGAACAACAACTGGCTAAAAAGCCACAACTTTCGTACACGAAAGATCAAGTAGAGTTAGTAAAATCGCAGATTGCTCCAGAGGCAACAGTTGATGAACTAAAGCTATTTCTTTATCAAGCACAAAGGACAGGACTTGATGCATTATCAAGGCAGATTTATTGCATCCACAGGAACGTTAAAACGCAAAACGGATGGTCTAAAAAAATGACCATTCAAACAAGCATTGATGGATTCAGAGTAATCGCTGAACGTAGCGGAAACTATGGTGGACAAAGCGAACCTGTATTTGTAGAACAAGATGGTAAGTTAATTTCTTGTAAGGTATCAGTATTTAGATTTCACGGCGATTTAAGGTATGAAGCAGCCGTTGGAGTAGCTTATTGGGATGAATACTGCCAAAGAACAAACGAAGGCAAACCAATGGGATTATGGGCGAAAATGCCACATACAATGTTAAGTAAAGTTGCAGAAGCATTAGCTTTAAGAAAGGCTTACCCACAAGATTTAAGCGGACTTTATACAGGTGATGAAATGGCGCAAAGTGATGAAAAACCAGCCTATATTAAAACGCACGATAATCTTGATGATTTAGAGTTAGCTATTGATTTATGCATTAGCACAAACGAATTGGCTGAACTTTACACATTGAATCAAGAATTAGCCGATAAAGAAGTAACTAAATTATTTACCAAGAAAAAACAAACTTTATGACACCATTAAATAAATTATGGGATTTAAGAGAAGCAGTTAAGTTCTGGAATTACAAAGTAGATACAAGCTATCCTCAAAACGCAAGTGAAATGATTCATCAATTAAATTTAGCTAAGTATAAACTTAAACTACATAAACAAAAGCACTTCCCAGAGTTATTAGATCAACCTAAAAGGGATTATGTTCCTTATCAAATGTTAGCTGATAAATTTGAAGTATTTGAAAACTTATTAAACGATTAACTATGCCTTATTCAACTTGCTGCGGAGCATATACCACCTTTGATGAAATTGGAATTTGTCCAGATTGTTTAGAACATTGCGACTGGGAAGAAGAAGAAGAAGATGAGGAAGAATTAGAACAAGATAGACAAAACGAAATAGCATTAGAACAAGAACAATTAAATAAACATTAAACTAAAAACAATGATTGTATTAAACATTTGCAAAGAGGAAATTAACTGGAAAGAAGCTAAAAACGGCAAACACTACGCAAACGTAGCTACCGACTTTTTAAAGCAACCAGATGACAAAGGAAACACTCACACAGTATGGAATAACCAAACAATGGAGGAACGAGCAGAAAAAGCAAAGAAAAACTACTGTGGCAGAGGTAAGCAAGTTTCTTATAATGCACCAACAGGTAAAAAGGAATTTTCGGTAAACCAACAGGAATCAGAAGACGATTTACCATTCTAAAACAACCCCTCGTTGGGCGATAACGTAAAGCGCAAATTTAAAACCTACAACTATGAAAGCAACATTAACATTTGATTTATCAAATAAAGATGAAAAATTAGAATATGAAAATATAATGGCTTCAAAAGATTTTATTAAAGCTATTACTGAATTATATAATAAAACACATAAAGTATTAGAGTATCCTAATTCTTCAGATAGCAATTTACAATATGCAAATACTATAAATAATGCTTTACATTGTGCATTATCAGATTATAATTTAGATATAAGACAATTTCAAAAATAACTTAAAACTTAAAATTATGAGCCAAAACCAACAAATCGCAAACTACCTAAATAAAGGTAGAAAATTAACCCCTATTGATGCTTTAAACAAGTTCGGATGCTTTAGATTAGCAGCACGAATAGCTGACCTTAGGAATGATGGAATGAATATTAAAACTACCATTGTTAAGCTAAAAAATAAGAAGCAAATAGCACAATATTCGGTTAATTAGTTTAACTTTGTACAAAGGTGTCGGATACCTTATACTAACTTATTGGCTCAAAGCTGAAACCCTAATCCGACTGGGGTGGAAGCCGAGAGCCTTTTTTATTTTTATGGCAAAGAGATTTACTGATACAGAAAAGTGGAAAAAGCCTTTTATAAGGTCTTTAAAAGCCCCTTACAAGCTCCTTTGGTTATATATTTGTGATGACTGCGACCATTCTGGAATATGGCAAGTTGATTTAGAAGTAGCTGAAATAAGGATTGGCGAAAAGTTAGATGAGAAAAAAGCAATACAATATTTTGCGGAAAAAATAATTCCTTTAAATAATGGGACAAAGTGGTTTATACCAAGTTTTATTGAGTTTCAATATCCAAGCGGTTTAAGTGAAAATAACAAAGCGCATACTGGAATTATTAAAAGTTTAGAAAAGTATAAAAACGAAATAGACAACTTTAAGCCCCTTGAAAGCCCCTTGCAAGGGGACAAGGATATGGTTATGGATAAGGTAATGGTTAAGGATAAGGTTAAGGTAATGGTAACAATGCCATTTGAAAGCGAAGAATTTATAAATTATTGGGAAATGTGGAAGGAATTTAAAAGAAAACAATTTAAGTTTACATACGCTACTCCACAAAGCGAACAAGCAGCTTTAAAAGACTTGGTGAAACTATCAAATGGTGATGAACAAATTGCACTACAAATAATTGAACAATCATTAGCAAAAGGCTGGAAGGGTTTTTTTGCACTTAAAAACGAAACAAATGCAACAGGAATTAGCTACAATCGCAAACCAACTTTTAGTGAGAGAGAATGGGATGCCCTTAGAAATCTATAATAAACTTGAGCCAGAAGAATTAAAAGTTGCAGTTGCTTTAGACACAATGAGTATTTGTAGATGCTCACCAATTGAGGTAAAAGAGCATTTAAAGACCTGTATTGCTTTAAGCGGATGTCAAACACCTACAATAGAATTGTTTCAATTTTTATGCGAATTTGTAATTAAAAACTATGGCAACTTTAAACTAAAGGAATTAGGAGTAGCTTTTGAACTTTACGCAATGGGAAAATTATCAGTTGACAAAGCGATTATGTTTACACCTAAATTCTTTGGGGATGTAATGGCAGCTTATAAGCCGATAGCTTTGCAAGTAAGACAAAAGACCTATGTAGAACCGCAACAAGTAGAAGTGCCTAAGATAAATGATGATGAAATTATTGAGGCATTATACGAAAATTGGAATAAGTCGGCTAAAAGAGGCTGGGAGTTGCTAAATACAATGGCTTTTGATGTACTATGGAAGCGAAAGGAATTAAACAAGGAAAATCTTAGTCCAGAAAAAGCAGACCAGATTAAGAAAAAGATAATAGCACATTACAAGGTAACTGCTAAAACACCTAAAGACTTAGAGAAATTAAATAACGAAATATTTATTAAAAACGAGTGCAAAAGATATACTTTGTACCTATTTTTACAAAACCAATTATGAAACAATTAACATTTATTTACGAATTGCTAAAGTTTACGATTATTAGTGTTCCTTTAGCTTGTTGCATTTATTTAACTGCACATTTATACTTTGAAATAAAACGATTATTGAGATGACAGGAATAGACAATAACATTGAGGTTAAATTAATTTATTTAGATACAAAAGAGGAAATATGGTTTAGGTCAATAGCAAAGGCAGTTAGGTTTTTAGGTACTGACTACAAAACGATTATGGCTTATATGAACCCAATAAACAAAAAACGATACAAGCATAATAACCGATTATGTGTTGTTAGATTGAAAAAGTAACCTTAATTTTGCTTTATGCCATTGATACCTTTACCTAAATTGTTAGAAAAGACCCAAAAGGTAGTTAATGCGTATATAAGGAAACGAGATGAAGGATTGCCTTGTATTAGTTGCGGAAGCTACAATGGTAATCAAGCTGGACATTACTTTACAGTTAAAGGGTATTCGGCTTTAAGGTTTAACGAATGGAACATCCATTTACAATGTGCTGGATGCAATATGTATAAGCACGGCAACCAAGCAATGTACCGAATCGGTTTAGTTGAAAGGATAGGCGAAAAAGCGGTTAAGGAGTTAGAGTTTGAAGCGGTTAACAATAGGCTAAAGAAATGGACAAGATTAGAATTAGAAGAAATAATAGAGAAATATAAATGACCTTAGAATCAAACATATTTGAAACGTGCAAAGAGCAAGAAATAGCAGGTTATCCTTGTTATGTTTTTAAGATTGATGGTACTACGCACTATGTATTTGGCGAAACACAAGAACAAAGATTTGATTTTATGGCAGATTTAATAAATAAATATGGCGAAAGTAAGCAGCAATAACAAAGTATCATTTGGCAAAAGAAAGTGTGGCAAGTACAAAAAGACATCTGGTCCAAAGGATAAGCCGGTTAAGCCATATCGTAAACAAGGGAAATAATGAAAAACACTTTAAGTAAAAGAATTTATACCTGTAAGTGCAAATCTATAGTTGAAGGATATGCTTGGGAAAATGAGCTAACTACGATTCAATTTAAGTGCAATAAGTGTGGCAATTTTGTAGGCTTTGAGCAAATCAAAAAGAAGCCAATTATACAAATGCCATCAATACGAACACCAACAAAAAACCGATAATGAACATCAACGAAATCAAGCCTAACCCAAACAATCCAAGAATTATTAAGGATGATAAGTTTAAGAAGCTGGTAAAGTCAATCCAAGACTTCCCACAAATGCTTGAGCTTAGACCTATTGTAATAGATGAGAACAATATTGTCTTAGGTGGCAATATGAGGCTAAAGGCTTGTATTGAAGCTGGACTTAAAGATGTACCTGTAAAACAAGCTAAAGAACTAACTGAAGATCAAAAGAAAGAATTTATTGTAAAAGACAACGTAGGGTATGGTGAGTGGGATTGGGATGATCTTGCAAACAATTGGGATGAGCAATTACTTACCGAATGGGGATTAGATATACCAAACTTTGATTCTGGTGGATTTGCAGATCAAAATAAAGAATTAAGCCTTGATGATGTAAGTGATTCAATGACTATAACTTTAAAGTATACAGAAGATGAATATCATTTAGTAAAAGAACAATTACATAAAATAGCAGCTACACCAGAACAAGCTATTTGGAAACTTTTAGGCAATGATTAAGTACGAATATAATGACCATAAATTCCCTTACAATTGGAATTTATCAGATGGTTATCCTGCAAAAGGAATAGAAAAACATAATTTAAAGGTATTTGGTACGTTTATTTGTGGAGGCGGTTCTACAATGGGGTATAAATTAGCTGGATATAACCACATTGGTGGAGTTGAAATAGACCCACAAGTAGCTGATATTTATAAAACAAACCACAATCCAAAGCACTTTTATAATGAAGATATTAGGTTATTTAATCAAAGAACTGATCTACCGGAAGAACTTTATAACCTTGATTTATTAGATGGCAGTCCACCTTGTTCTACATTTTCAATGGCTGGGAGTAGAGAAAAGGCTTGGGGTAAAGAAAAGCAATTTAGGGAAGGGCAAGCTATTCAAACATTAGATGATCTTGTATTTGAGTATTGTAATACAATTATAAAGCTACAACCTAAAGTCTTTTTATTAGAAAATGTAAAAGGTATTATTTTAGGTAATGCTAAGGCTTATTCTAAAAAGATTATTCAAACAATGGAACAAGCTGGGTATAAAGTACAAATATTCCTTTTAAATGGAGCTTCTATGGGTGTTCCTCAAAGGAGGGAAAGGGTATTTTTTATAGGACATAAGAAAGAACTAAACTTTAAGCCTTTAAGATTAGACTTTAACGAAAAACCAGTATTATATAAGGAAATTGAAGATGGATCAGTAGGTAAGCCAATAACAGCAGAATCTTTAATATTATGGGAAAAATGCCCTGCTGGATATTCTTTATCTAAAGTACATCCAAAAGGACATTATTTTGGTTCATTTAAGATAAGCCCTAATATAGTTTGTAATACAATTATTGCAACTGATTCAAGTCCAATATTCCATTATAGTAAACCAAACTCGCTTTCAAATAGTGATTTTTGTAAAATAGGAACTTATCCTTTAGATTATAACTTTAAAGAATTAAAACCTAAATATCTTATTGGAATGAGTGTTCCACCGGTAATGACTGCTCAAATTGCACATCAAATTTGGTTGCAATGGTTTAAAAGTTAACTTTGTAAATAATTAGAGGAAATTAAGAATATATGGCAAACGAACATAATTTAATACCAGCACAAAAAGGGGAGGTAAGAAATCCAAAAGGCAGAGGCAAGGGTGTGCAAAATAGTAAAACTCGTTTACTTAGGTTGCTTGAATTAGTACAAAAAAGAAGGAATCCAATTACAGGTGAAGATGAAGATTTTACTGTACTTGAATTAATGGATATGCAAATGATTAGCAAGGCATTGAAAGGCGACCAAAGAGCATACGAGGCAGTAGTTGACAGATTAGAAGGTAAACCTAAACAAACAACCGACATAACCGCAGATATTAAGGGTAATGTGCAAATAACCATAGAACCAGATGCAGATTGTCAACCAATTAAAGATTAAGGCTACTCCAGTATTCTATGCCAATAAAAAGGCATACGAAGAAGGTTATCCGATAATATGCAATGAAGGTGGCTCAAGATCAAGTAAAAGCTATTCGGTTGTTCAATTGTTAATTCACATAGCTTTAACCAAACCAAATACAAGAATTTCGTGCGTATCTCATTCCCTACCACACATCAAGCGTGGTGTTTATAGGGATTTCAAAAACATATTAGAGCAATGGAATATATGGGATGAAAAGGATTTCAGATACACGGATTTCATTTATACATTTAAGAACGGATCATATATTGAGTTATTTGGATTAGAGGACCCAGACAAAGCAAAAGGACCAGCAAGGGATATATTATTCGTAAACGAGGCAAACCTAATTAGCAAGGCTTTGTTTGACCAGCTTTTAATTCGTACTACTGGACAATCATTCTTAGACTGGAATCCAGCTGACTTTATTTCTTGGGTATATGAAGTAGCCGACAATCCTAATAACAAGCGCATCCATTCTACATACCTAAACAATATATCAAACCTTAGTGAAAGCCAAATAAAAAACATTGAGCAATACAAGGACTTACCAGATGACTTTATGTGGAAAGTTTACGGCTTAGGTGAACGAGGGTCGGCAAAGGAAATTATTTATACTCAATGGAAACAATATGACGAAGCACCAGATGGGGATGTGTTTTACGGATTGGACTTTGGTTACGTTCACCCAGCTGCTTTAGTTAAGGTTACGCACTATGAAGGACAAAACTACTTTGAGGAAATAGTTTACCAAAGCGGACTGACTCTTAGTGATCTATCAAGATTGATTAAAGAGAAACTACCAGAACGTGCTACAATCTATGCGGATGCTGCTGAGCCTAAATCTATTGAGGAACTTTACCGACAAGGCTTTAACATTAAACCAGCGCAAAAGGATGTATGGGCAGGAATAGTTAAAATGAAATCTTATCCAATAAACTTGCACTACAATAGCAAAAACCTAAGAAGGGAGTTTATGTCTTACAAATGGAAAAAGGATAAAAACGATAACGTAATAGAAGAACCTGTAAAGGCAAATGATGACTTAATGGATGCTTGTAGGTATGCCGTGTTTACACATTTAACCAAGCTAAAATTTGAGGTGTCGGTATTTTAGGATAAATTGTCTAACTTTGTTAAAATTCATATATAATGGGATTACTTGACTTTTTTGGTAAAAGACAAAAACTATCTACTGTACTACCACAAATTCCTTTTAACGGACAAGTTGCAATACAACAAGGGATAATAACTTGGCAAGGTGGCGATAACATTAGTTTCGTAAATGATGGTTATTCAGCAAATGACATAGTTTATTCAATCGTTAAATTAATTGCGGATAAAGCAAAACTTGCTCCATTCCACGTTTACAAAGTAGTGGATGAAACTTCTGCAAAGAAATACAAGGCTTTAATGAGCCAACCAGATAAGATTGAGAACTGGAAAGATGTTGAAAAGCTACATAAGAAAGCATTTGAACTATACACAGGTGATGCACGATTAAACGAGTTATTAAAATATCCTAACGAAGAAGATACATTTGGAGATTTCGTAGAGGCTTGGTGTACTTTTAAATTAGTTACAGGTAATTCTTTTGTTTACGCAAAGATGATTGAAGGCGGTAACAATAATGGTAAGCCATATGAAATGTACGTCTTGCCTTCGCAATATATGTATGTCTTAGCGGACATTCAAAACTTCCCTCCAACGATTAGCGGTTACCAATTAAACTATGGTCCACTTTGGAACTTTACTAAACAAGAAGTACTACAAGATAAATACATAAACTTACAATGGAATACAACTGGGAATCAACTATATGGTCAATCTCCTTTGATGGCTGCTGCGAGAAACTTGACTCGTTCAAACGAAGCCAAGACTGCGGCGGTTGCTTCTTTCCAGAATGGTGGTCCAGCTGGAGTTCTTTTTATGAATGATGATAGGTTTGACCCTATTAGTGGAACACAACAAGCACAAGCACTTAAAAGAGCCGTAAGCGAAAAAGGTGGTTCTGCTAACTTTAATTCTATTGCGGTTAGTGGTTACAAAGTTGATTGGAAACAAATAGGTTTAAGTCCTGTTGAATTAGACATTATTGAAAGTGAAAAGTGGGATATGAAAGCACTTTGTAATATTTACGGAGTACCATCTCAATTATTAAATGATGCTGATAACAAAACTTATAACAATCAAAGAGAGGGCGAAAAAGCATTAACAGTTCGTTGTGCTATTCCTTTATTAGTTGGTATTAGAGATAACTTGAATAGAAAATTACATTCGGATTGGGGATATCGTGGAACTGATATTTATGTTGACTTTGACCCAACTGTTTATGGTGAATTAGAAGCAAACAAAGCAGAACAAGTTGAATGGTTGGATAAGGCTTGGTGGATTGCACCAAAGCAAAAGATGGATATTATGGGATTAGAGATTCCGCCTTACATAGATCAAACTGAAATGGAAAAACTATACATCCCTTCAAGTTTACAAAGTCCAGATGAATTTCAACCATTAACGCTACCAAATGAATAGCCAAGACATTTTAGATAAGTTATTTGATTTAAAGGTTGACTTAAAAGCCGACCTTAGTGAGGTTATTGATGAAGTTTACGCAAAGTATCACGAAACAGTAAATATGTCTTACTCGGAGTTAAAGGCTTGGAGTGAAACTAAATGCTCACGTTTAGCTTCATTAGATAGAAGTCCAGTAAATAGGAACTTAAATCTATTGAGCAAGAAAAAGGCTGATTGGGGTGCAAATGAAGTTAAGTCTGCAAATAGAACGATTAGCTTTGTTAGTAGAATGAAAAATATGGAGCAAGGTAAACCTGTAAACAAAGAGTGTCCATCTAAGAGGGATATTTCCTTAAAGAACTGGGCGTACAATCCAAATAAATAAATATGAATTACGCACAAAAATTCGCAGAATTAGCTAATGAGTTAATAAGCGAAATAAAGAAAACAACAGGCATCAATCGTAGTGGTATTACACAAGCTGCTTCATTGATAAGTCAAGGCAAAGTAATCAGTTCAAGAACTTGGAACAGACCAAGCGCAGCAGAAGAAAACGCATACATTGAGGAAAACGGAATGGCTGCTTATGGTAAATGGTTTTTAGGCATTGATTCAAACGCTGATATGGACACTAAAGAACATTGGCATTACATTTATACAAGTGATTTTGTAAACGTTGATAGAGCTGGACTTATTGCGATTAGACAAAGAGCAGGTCAACAAGGTCAAACAGATGTATTTAATGCAGCTGGTAAGTTACTTGAAAAATTAGATGCATAATGATTTGGCAAGATTATAGGAAACTATACTTAAACGCAATCAAAACCTATTCGCCAAAGTTCAAGAAAGAACTGCAAAGGCAAGTGGATACTTATTGCGATACCCAAGATTTAAACGCTATAAGCGATAAGAAGATAAAAAAGACCATCCAAAACGTTCATATTGCAATGGGCGTTAAGATGGCACAAATTGCCGAGAAAAACGTTTCTAAATCGGTTAAAGGTTATTACGGACCAGAGGAATTTAAAAGTAAGCAAACGGACTTGTTTACTTATGTGATGTTGACTTATCTTGAATTAAAAGGATTAGATAATATAGCTGCCGAAATAACACAAACAACAAAGAACCAAATTCAACAATACTTAATCAAGTCTGTTGAGGAAGGTTTGACAATGCAAGAAACAATTAAGCTATTGAGAACGGCTGGTATAACGGACTACCGAGCCGAAATGATAGCAAGAACGGAAACAGGCAGAGCAGCAAACATTGGCTCAATGGTAGGCACGGCTGCAACTGGACTTGTAACTATGAAGGAATGGATTGCTGCAAGAGATAACCGAACAAGGCGAGTGCCAAGAGATCAGTTTGACCATTATCATATGGATGGAATAAAAGTACCTTACGATGAAAAATTTAATGTTAAAACTAAGAATGGCGGTTTTGAGCAAATGTTACATCCTTGCGACCCAAGCGGAAGTGCTGGTGATGTTATCAACTGCCGTTGTACGTTAGGCTATGAAGCGGTAAGAGGCGAAGATGGTAAGCCAAAAAGGTTACAGGATAATCCGCCAATGGGCGATATGGGGTTAGTATGGAATTTAATAAATAACGTGGCTTTGATGCAAATTTCTAATTTAATAAGAGATTTGTTAGCAGATTAAAAAAAATTAATAACTTTGTTATATGAGTAAGATTGAAAACAAAAGCTACAATGATATGATTTTGGATATAGAGCCAGAATCAAGAACAGTAAAAGCGTGTTGGTCAAGAATTGGAAACGTTGATTTGGACAATGATATTATCGTTGCTGAAGCGTTTACCAAGACTATCAAAGAACGTGGACCAAAAGGCAAAAATATGATTTGGTCTTTAGTAGATCACAAAGCTGATATGGCACACACTTTGGGTAAGCCTAAAGAGTTATACATTGAAGGCGATATGCTTGTTGCGGTTACTGACTTAATAGAAACTGAATGTGGCGAAGATGCTATCAAGTTATATGAAGCTGGTTTAATCAATCAACACTCAATCGGATTTAGTACGTTAAAGTCGGATGTAAATCAAAAGACTGGTGTTCGTACAATTACCGAATTAAAACTATATGAAGGTTCTGCGGTTCTTTGGGGTGCTAATCCAGAAACTCCAACATTGGGTTTCAAGGGTGAGTTCAAAGAAACTAAAGAAAATTTATCAATAAGATTAGAAAACTTAATTAAGGCATTTAGAGGTGGTACATTCACAGATGACACCTTTGCTTTAATGGAGATTCAAATAAAACAAATACAAGCTGAATTATTGGCTTTGGAAATTACTGAAACAATCACTCAACCCGCTGAAGCAGTTGAGCCGACACCAGTGGTAGAAGAAAAGAATAATGAAGAAGTATTAAAGGCAATTAAGCAATTTAACAATCTATTTAAAAAGTAAAAATGGAAAATTTAATCAACGAAATGGCTGAGAACCTTAAAGGTTTTCAAGCTAATGCAGAAGCTCAAATTAAAGAGGTATCTGCACAAGTAACTGTTGTAAAAGACGAGTTACAAAAACAAATTGACTCTCAATTAGCTACACAAAAGAAAGCAGCTAAGAAAGAAGTTAAGTTTATGGATGAAGTTATCTTAGAGAAATTAGATGGTAACTTTGAAGCAATGGAAAAGTCTTTAAAGAATAGCGGTAAATTCCGTTTAGACTTATCTGATGTTAAGACAATGACTTTAAGTGGTAACTTAACTGGTGATTCTCAAGCAACTTATGCTCCAAATCCAGCTATCCAACCATCTCAATCTTTAAACTTTAGAGATTTAATCCCTACTGTTAGAAGTGAGACTGGATTGTATGTTTACTATCGTGAGAACGCTGGTTTAACTAACAACATTGCTGCTCAAACTGAAGGTTCTGATAAAGGTGAGAACAACTACTCTTTAACTGAAGTTAAAGTTGTAAATGATTACCTTGCTGGTTTCTCTACTTTCTCTAAGCAAATGTTGAAGTCTTTACCTTTCTTGACTCAAACATTACCAAGAATGTTACAAAGAGATTTCTTCAAGGCTGAGAACTCTGCGTTCTTTACTGCGGTATCTGGTGCTGCAACAGGTTCAACTACAACTGCTGAAACTAACGATTTGTTACAATTAGTAGATTATATTGGTAACCAAAAGGCTGCAAACTTTGTACCTTCTTATGCTTTAGTATCTCAACAACAAATGGGTCGCTTATTGAAAGCAACTATCGCTGCTGGTTACTATGCTGGTGCTGGTAGTGTTATCGTTAATCCTAACGGCGGTATCACAATCTGGGGTGTTCCAGTTGTATCTGCTTCTTGGGTAACTGATGACAAAGTATTGATCTTTGATTCAAGCTACTTAGAGAGAGTTGAAGTTGAAGGTTTAGCTATTGAGTTCTCTTATGAGAATGGAGATAACTTCCAAAAGAACTTGGTAACTGCTCGTATTGAGTGTTACGAAGATATCAACTTAATGTTGACTACATCTGCAATCTATGCTGATATGGGTAACGTAGGTTAATTCTAAGGATTAGTAAATAATGACCCCTGCCAATTTGGTGGGGGTTTTTTATTGGAATAAATTAAGTAATTTTGTAAAAAAAGGGTATGTCTTACAATAATTATATTAATGACTTTAGTGCCGTTCCTATCGCACCAATAGTTGAACCAGTTACTTTAGCAGAAGCAAAATTATATTGCCGTGTTACTACAACCGCTGAAGATACTTTGATTACGTTAATGATTACACAAGCAAGGGAAGCTATTGAAGTGGCAACAGGATTGAGTTTAATACCAAAAGACATAACTACTTATTTTAACAATGTAAGTGGCAATTTTGAGATTCCTTTCGGACCAATTGACATTGATACGTTTGAGTTGTTTGATATGGAACAAGACGGATTAGAGGTTACAACTCCTAATCTACAATTGATAGGCAATGAGTTTCCTAAATTAGTTTCACCAAGATATGCGAATTTAAAGGCTACTTATGAGGCTGGCTATACAACTATCCCTAAAGACCTTAAGTTAGCCATATTAGACCAAATCTCTTATGACTATGAGAATAGAGGATTAGATGGCGATTCCGGTATTTGTGAGAAATCTTGGAAAGCGTGCCAGAGATGGACAAGAATAAGCCCAATTTTATAATATGAAGTTAGGAAAAGCGAAAGCAAATTACGTTGATGCTAACACGATGACTCGTGAGGTTAAAATCTATGCTGCCACAAGAACAAGTGATGGTCAAGGTGGGTACACAACCACGTTTGCCCTACAAAGCACTGTTTGGGGTGATTTAAGACCAGATAATCAAGTTCGTGAGATAGGTGAGTCGGAATTGCAATTTGACCAAAGAAATAGGCTTTATATTCGTTTTGGAGCTACTATAACAGATTCGGATGAAGTAGAGGTTGAAGGCGATAGGTTTACAATACATTCCATTAAGAACGTAGAGAACCAAAATAGGTTCTTGGAGTTAATAATTTACAAGTAATGGCATTTGGTATTAACTTAACAGGAATAAAGGAAGTTGAGAATGCTTTAAAAACAATGGATAAACATTTAAGGCAAGATGTAGGCGATGAAATTAATTCATCTGCTTTAAAGATTATGAGTGATGCAAAGCGACTTGCACCTATTGATTTAGGCTTTTTAAGAGGTCAAATATCTATTGAACCTGTAAATGATTTGACATACGAGGTAGAGGCAAAGGCTAAATATTCGGCTTATATAGAATTTGGAACAGGTGGTGAAGTTAGGATTCCAGCAGGATATGAAGATTTGGCAAAGATATTTAAGGGTAGAGGGGTAAGAACTGTAAACATAAGACCACAACCTTTTTTGATACCTTCGTATGAAACGGAAAAGCCAAAATTAATTGACAGACTAAAAAAATTGTTAGATGCTAAATCCTAATATTGAAATAAAAAAGTGGTTTTATACTAACTTGACAAGCGCAAGTGGATTGGTTGTTTATGATGGTTTTGCTCCTGAAGGTGCAGGTAATGAGTATATTGTTTTAACTGGTAGGACATCAACACAAGATCAAGGCAAAGAAGGATATACAAATACTATTAGCATCACAGTTGATATTATTACAAAAAATGCTAACTTTGGTTATAAACGTGCTGAAACTATAAGCGACTTAGTCTTGACTGCAATCAATTCGGACACCAATATTACTTTGGCAAACGGATTTACGGCATCAAGTTTAAGTGTTGAAAGTGTAAGAAACTTAGACGGCTTAAACCCTTTAGATAACGTTTTTAGAGTATTGATAACTTATAATATAATAATAACTCAAATTTAAAATTAAATAAAATGGCAGAAACAAAAGTAAGCGGTAGAGATTATATCCTCTTAGCTGACATAAACAATGATGGTACATTCAAGCCTGTTGCTTGTTTGACTACAAACTCTTTAACATCAACTAATGACACAATAGATGCAACTTCTAAATGTGGCAACGAGTACACTCCAGCACCTTCTTTTTCTCAATCTTTTGAGTGTGAAGGTTTTGCAATTGATGAAACAGGTACACCATCTAAAGATAGCTACCAACAATTATATACGGCTCATGCTGCTAAAACTTTATTCGCAATTAAGATGGGTAAAGCAACTCCAGTAGCAGGTGATGTTTATTATGGTGGTGCTGGTTCTTTAGTGTTTATTAGCGATTTCGGTGTAACTGCTGATGATAAGGATGATGTTAAATTTACTGCAACTTTTGTGGTAAGTGTTCCTCCTATTGCACAAACAGAACAATTATAATAAATAAAAAACTATGTACGAATTAAAGACTGACAACAACACAATCCACCTAAAGTGGGGAACTTGGGCTATGAAAAGGTTTTGCGAATTAGAGAATAAAAATCTAATGCAGCTAATTGAGGTTTTATCTGGAGGGGTTTATGACTTAGATACAATCGTTCATATCGTACAAGCCGCAGCAGAAAGTGGATGCAAGAGCCTTAAAAAGCCTATTGACTTTGATGAATTTGAGGTGTGCGAATGGATAGATCAAGTTGGTGGGTTATCTGCAAAAGATGGACAATTGGTTGAGTTTATGAGATATATGCAAGACTCAATGACTCCAGATTTAAAGCCAGAAAAGGAAACGGACGAAAAAAAAAATTAGGGTTTTATAGTTGGGACTCAATAATTATTCTCGCTATTGAAGTTGGCTTAACGATTAACGAGTTTTGGCAATTGACGTGGCGAGAATTTTTGTTGTATAAAAGGTCTTATGATAATAAACAATTGAAGGAATGGGAACGAACAAGGATGATTAGTTATTTAATTTATAAAGCTAATACAACCGATAAAAGTCCAAAGAGTTTAAAATCATTCTTTCCTTTACCAAGTGATGAACAAGAGGAAGATAAGCCAAAACTGACACAAGAACAATTGGCAAGGACATTAAAGTTGTATGGAGTAAAATAATAAAATGGCACAAGAAACGTTAAAAATTACGATAACCGCAGACAATCAACAAGCGGTTAAAAATATACAAGAAACAGTAACTGCAACAACAAAGTTAGGTACTGCGTTTAAAACGTTGCCAAGTACAAGCAATCAAGCTACAAATGCTTTAACAAACTTATCAAGAGTTGCGCAAGATGCTCCTTATGGATTTATAGGTATTGCAAATAACTTAAATCCTTTATTAGAATCTTTTCAAAGATTAAGTAAAGATGCTGGAGGTGCAGGTGGTGCTTTAAAAGCAATGGCAAGTGGCTTAATGGGTCCAGCAGGTATTGGTTTAGCTTTGGGTGCAGTTTCATCTATTATTGTCGCATTTGGTCCTAAAATAGCCGATTTTATAAATGGCACAAACGAAGCTACAAAAGCAGAAGATAAATTTGCACAAAGTTTAAGTGATGCAAGAGCAGAAGCAAGTGAGACAGGAATAAGATTACAAGCATATTTGACAATTACGCAAAATGCAAGTGTAAGTGATGAAAGAAGGGCGGAGGCATTAAAAGCGGTTAAAAACGAATTAAGTAAAGTAAATTCTGCGTATGCTTCAACAATTACAAATGTTGACCAAGCAAGAGCAGCGGTTGATCTATATACACAAGCATTGGTTGCACAAGCTATTACATCAAGATATATTGATGAAATTGCTAACAAAACAATTGCTTTAGCAGATGCAAATAAAAAGATAGTTCAAACAGGTAGAGAATATTACAAGACTTTAGAGATGGCATCTAAAATGTCTAATGCATATTCTGATGCTTCAATTGTTCAAGCTGGTTCAATAAATAAAGCAAAGGAAGCTAACTTAGATGCTCGTAATGCTGCATTAGCATTAAGGAGTGGAATTATTGGTTTAAATTCGGAGTTAACAAGTACAATTAGTTTAGCTTTAAATAATCCATTTTTCTTATTGGATAAGGGTGCAAAGCAATTAGCCACATCAACAAAACAAGTTGCTGATAATATCAAAAAAATAGGTGGTGAGGCAAGAGGAATAAGTACAGATATGACTGCACCTGTATTATTACAAAGAGGAGCAGCACCATCAATAACAAGTCCAACAGGAGCTGCACCTTTAGGTGGCAGAACAAGCGGTTATGATGCAATTCAAATTACTCGTGATATAAATGAGCAAACTAAAGCACAAGAATTATTTAATTTTCAGTTACAGCAAACACAAGCAATAACTGGTTTACTTGCACCTGCATTTGATAGTGTAATTCAAGCAATGGTAATGGGTGAAGATGTTGGTAAGGCTTTACAAGCAGCATTCCAACAAATAGTTATTCAATTGATTTCAATGGTAGCACAAGCCTTATTATTTAAAGCTATTATGGCAGCAATCACTGGTGGTACAAGTGTAGCTACAGATGCAGTTGGTGGTGGTGTTGGAAGTGGAGCAGGTAATTTCTTAGGGGAATTCTTATTAAAGGGTTCTGATTTAGTTTTGGCAACTCAAAGAGCAAACAATAACTTAAATATTAGACGAGGCAACTAATGGCATACGAAATTAAATATAGAATTACGGCAGCAACTAAATCGGATGTAACAAGTATAGTTAATATTTATGAGGATGGTTACGATGGCGATATTATAGAATATCCTTGCATAAGTTTACAAATACAATACATTCCAAGAAGTGATGATACATTTGAGCCTATTTATGTTAGTCAATTAAACGTTGCAATAGATGTTACTGACAATGTAGAAGATATGCCTGACTTTACTACATTAGATGATAGAAAATATTTTGTAAGAGTTTTAAGTGGTGCAAATTTAGATTGGCAAGGATGGATTTTAAGTGATAACGTTCAATATGTTTTTTCAACAGGTAGAAAAGAATTAGCTTTTAATGCTATTGATTCATTGGGTATGTTAGAAAAGATACCTTTTTTTATTGATGATGAAACAACTTTAGTTGATATTTTTACGGCTATATTTTACATAAAGACTGCTTTATTAAACTTAGAATATCCATTAGATTATTATATAGTTAGTGGTGTAAGTTTTTATTCGGAGGATATGGATAATAGAACGGATGACCCAGCTGCGGATACATTAGGTCAATCATATATAAATTATGCAACATTTATTAATGATAATCAAGTTGCAACAAATTGTCTTGAAGTATTAACAAAGATTGTAAGATCAGTTGGTTCAAGATTATTTCAAGCAAAAGGAAACTTTTACATAGTTCCTTTAACTCAATTTGCACAAGATTCTTATTATGTTACTATTTACAATAGTAATGGAACAGTATTTGATGATGCAATCTATGAATCAACAGGCAATATTGAAGGGTTTAACTCAAATACAAGTGGATTGTATTTTGTAGATAATAGCCAATTTAAGATAATTAGAAAAGGATATAATAAGATTAGATTTGACAAAATAGTTGAATATCCTAATAACTATATTACTAACTGGGACTTAAAGAATTATACAGTTGTAAGTCCAACAGAAGGCAATGCGTTTTCTTGGGAAGAAGAAAGATTTGTTGATGGAATAATTTATGTAAAGCCATATCCAAATAGAAGATACAATTCTTTTATTATGGAGTATTCGCTTTCAAATCCTTATACTGCATTAGTTAGACCTATAAATTTACCTAAAGTAAACACAAGCGATGTATTAACTTTAAATATGGATGTGGTTGGCTTAGGAGTTCCTGCAAGTGGACCAGATGCTTTATTTATTCTTAAAATAATAATAGATGATGGCATAAATTCGGTTTTTTTAGATGAAAATAAAGAATGGGTAAATACAAGTTTCAATGACCATTATTATTTTTATCCTTTTGATTCAGAAAATCCAAGAGTTAATTTAGATTTGGTTATGCCTTTAATACCATTTGGAGGCGATTTAAGTATTGAACTTATCTTGTGTGATAATGCTGCTCCTTATTGGAAATCAACTGTTGGCTCTATTGAAGCTGGTAATTTTCAATTAGTAGTTGAAACATACTTTAGGCAAGTAACAACAGAAAGTTTTATCAATGATACAAATGAGTATGTTTTAGAAATTGACCTTCCTTTAGGATTTAATGATGTTAATGATGGATTCTTTTCATATAGAGGATTTTTAAGCGATTCAACAGGTTTAAACTTAAAGAATTGGTACAGACAAGAATATCCTACCGACATTTATAGAAGTTTAAGTGAGTTAGTAGTTAAGCAATATTCAAACTGCTTAAATAAGAACATTATTAACTTGGATGCTTCTTTTATGGGTATGGAAACAACTGACGGAAGATTTAGCGGTGCAATGAGAATTACCGCTTCCGATACTGACCCAGCACAAATAACTGTTCAAAATAAAAGTTACATAATAGGTAATTCAACAATGGATTTACCAAATGATGTAATAATGGCTACTTTATTAGACATCAATCCAGAGAATGTAGAAACAACAATGACTACTATTTACGATAGTAATAACTTGCCATCAGAGGTTACAGGATATTCACATTTTAGATCAAATGGTTATTTGACTAAGGAGGCTGCTCTCGCTGCGCCTTTAACTGGCAACGTTGTTTACTTAGCAGATATTGGAGTTCCTTCAGTTGGGGATTTCTTTTATGCAAGTGAGTTCTTAACAGTTGGATTTAATGGTGCGAATATTTGGTGGAAGGTTTTGGTTACAGATACTTATTCACAAGCATATAGAATTAGCGGAGCAGGTGAAATATTAGAAACATTCGGATAATTGATTAAATTTGTAATATGGGAGCAGTAATAGGAAATAATGTGATGCTTTATTGGCATAGAACAGATGTTGACCCAGAGGTTGATGTCGCTTTTGCGTGTAGTACAAATTGTACGTTTAATGTAAACGTAGACCAAAAAGAGGTTACAAGCCAATCAAGTGCTTGGTTTAGAGAATATAAAAATGATGTGGCTACTTGGAATGTAACTTGTGATGGATTGATTACTTTGACTGGATTTTCATATTTGTTTATGTTAGAAAAGCAGTTAGCAAGAGAACCAATAGAGATTAAGTTTGTAGTGGATAACGGAGTTGATGGTTTAACTATTATTAACGGAACTTGTAATATATCAAGTTTAGCAATAAACGCACCACAAAAGGATGTGGCTACTTACAATATTAGCCTACAAGGTACAGGTGCATACAATACAACAGGAACGGAGGTTGACCCAAGCGGTGTGATTATAGTAGGTTCAAATCCTGTTAAGACAAAAGGTTACACGGCAAGTGGTGGCGAAACATCAATTACTTTTGCGGACACAATCGGTTATGCTTGTTTGTACGTTTCAAGAGGTGGTGTGGATGCGCAAAACATTTTAACAACAGGAACTCCAACTGGTGATGATGTTAAGTTTATAAGTTCAACTGGGGTTCTTACTTTTGGTAGACCTTTAGAAGCTGGGGAGTATATTCGTGGATTATTTCAATAAAATATTATGAGTCAATTACAAGTTACAGGCGAAGCAAAGATTAGGGATATACAAGGTCCAGTAGTGGCTAATAGTGGTGTAATAACTGCTTTAGATGGTGCTGCAAATCAATATGTACGAGGTGATGGTACTTTGGCTATTTTTCCATCTTCAAGTGGTGGTGGTAGCTCGGTTTCTTATTATTTAAATGGAAGTGTCAATCAAGGCACTTTTGGTGGCTCTACTTATTACCAAATGAGTAGAAACGCAATAGTAGGTACGGGAACAAACTTTTCAACTTCTGCTAATGGTTTGATTGCTCAATTTATTACGGATGCTAATGACCCAGATGTGGTGTCTATTCCAAGTGGTAACTGGAACTTAGAGTTCTTTATGAGTGTAAGTGCATCAAGCGGTTCTTTGGCTTCTTTTTATGTAGAATTTTACAAGTACAATGGTTCTACTTTTACTTTATTAGCAACAAACGTAGCTACTCCAGAGTTCTTAACAAACACAACAACTGTTGATGCTTACTTCACAAGTGTGGCAATGCCTTTATCGGCAATGGCGGTTACGGATAGATTAGCGGTTAGAATATTTGCAAACGTAGCTTCAAAGACTGTAACTCTTTATACTGAAGATAATAGACTTTGTCAAATCGTTACTACTTTCTCAAATGGTTTGACTTCTTTAAATAACCTAACTGACCAATCACAATACTTAGCGGTTGGGACAAGTGGTACTGATTTTAACATTGCTTCAAGTGGGGATACACATACATTTAACATACCAAGTGCAAGTCTTACAAATAGGGGATTAGTAACAACAGGCAGTCAAACATTTGCAGGTGCAAAGACTTTTGAAAATAATCTAAATATAAATGGTCAATTATTTGTATTTGGTGCTACTGGTTATGGTGGCGGTGTTAGTTATCGTCAAGGAAATATTTTAGCAACAAGTGATGGTAGTACTACTCTTGAATTTCCAGATGAAAGCAGTATTAAATATTATGTAGGTCAAGGAAGTAATACTTATAAGAATTTCATATTTGATGTTGCTAATATAACTATAGGCGCAACAAGAACATATAATCTACCAGATTTAAGTGGCACTCTTGCTTTAACAAGTGATTTAAGTTCGTACGTTCCTTATACAGGAGCGACAGGAGATGTTGATTTAGGTGTACATAGTTTAACTGCTTTTGGTGTTACTGCAAATAGTTTTTATGCACAAGGAAATGGTACGCAAGGCGGTTATTTATATTTAAAACAAGGAACAATTCCTTATGGTACTTTAGCAGGTTCAAATTCTATATCGGCAGATGGAACAAAATATATATATCTTTCTGATGCTGGTTCTAATAATTCTAAAACTGCAATATTTCAATTAGGTTCAATAACTAACAATACTGAAAGAACTTACACCCTGCCAGACCTATCTGGTACTTTAGCACTTTTAGAAGGAACGCAGACATTTACAGGAGCAAAGACTTTTGGCAGTAGTGTTAGTATAAATACAGGAGGTCAAGCATCTTTATCAATATTATCATCATCTGGAAATAGTGCATTAATATTGGGTTATGTAAATAGTGTATTAAGAGGTACAATAGATATTAGTGCAACAGAGTTTAAGTTAATTAGTGCTATTGATAATATCTTAAAATTCCAATCAAGTACAAACTTTAGAGCATCATTAATATTTAGTAATTCGGCTGATTATAGTTACACATTTCCAAATGCAACAGGTACTTTAGCCCTTACAAGCAATCTATCTGCTTACCTACCTTTAACAGGTGGAACACTTACTGGTGCTTTAAGTGGTACAAGTGCTACGTTTAGTGGTGCAGTTCAAGGTGATTTTTTAGTTGTTGGTACAACTGCTGCTACAAGCGGTGGTTTAAGATTAGGCACTCAAGTAGCTATTAGAGCAAGAAACGTTGCTAATACTGCTAACATTCCATTAATAGAAAGTACTGCAAGTGATGGTGTTTCAGTTTCAAATGGTGCTTTAATATTAGCCTCTACTGGTGCTGCTACGTTTTCATCTTCTGTAACGGCTCAAAATGATGGTGCTTTTTATAGACTTAAAAGAACATCTGGAACTGACCTTGGATACATTACTGATTCTACAACTTGGGGTGCATCTGGAACTGATTTTGCAATAGGTGC